CAGACTCATCAAATCCTGATAAAGCTGCAAGATCATTAATCGTAATTACGACACTGTCAGGAGTAGTAATAACTAGCGTAGTGTTTGAAGCTGGATCCGGATACGGAGCCGTAAACTTTACAGTAGTAGATGGATTAATGTCAAAGGTAAAAAATGCAGCCATGATTAGAGTTTAGATTAAGAATAAGGAGGAGGCTTAGTGCCTCCTCCGTGTATTCTAAATGTTAGTCTTGGAACGCTGCTAAAGCATCGTACAAGTCTGAAGTACCACCGTTTGATAACAATGTTGCATCATCCTTGATAGCAAAGATGAGTTTAATGTACTCGCCTTTTTGTGCAGACATACCATCTTTAGATGCCGCTCTAGTAACTGCTTCACATACTACGATATCGTAGTTGTTAGCAGCTACAACTGGAGAAGTTGGACGCTTAACTGGGAAACCTACGCGGTTAGTGATACCATCGTATCCAGCGTATAGATCGTACAATTTAGTTACGTCAGTAGCTTCACCTGTAGAAGGAACCATTGCATTAGTGTAAGCAATTACAGCGCCGTTAGCACCAGCCAAACGGAAAGAACCGTTGATAGGAGCAGTAACAGTAATTGTCTCACCTGAAGCTGAAGCAGAGAATCCAGCAAATTCGCTAGAAGCTTTTGCAAACTCAGCAGTCATAAGAGCTACGATTGCAGCAGCATTTGCGCCTTCGAAGTTCTTAATAGGTAGGTTCATAGTACCTAGAGTAGTGTTAATGATTTTAACGTACTCTGTAACACCAGCAGCTACAGCTGATAAATCGATAGTAGATACTTGTGCAGTACCTGCTGCGTAATCCATTTTGGTTACGCGTACAATTTCTGTAGGATCTAAATCCACAGAAGAACGCCCATTAGCGAATAATGAAATTGTTCCATTTACAGTCTCAGTAATGCTAGTTGGACCGTAAACTACTGGAGCTGCGCCATCTACTGCCACTTTAAGGTCAGCATCGGCGTTAATAACAAAAACTTGTGTTGCCATTTTAAAAAATATTTATAGAATTAGTAAAATCTAATTAGTCTGATTGCGACTCTTCGATACTGTTACCTTGGTAACGTGGTGATTCTATAACTTCTAAAATGTGCTTGATACTCATATCCACAATCTCATGGTGGGTATGTTCTGCTAATTCGCAATCTTGACTCAAAGATAAGCTAATAATTTCGGGCTTCCGAATGTAGTCAACCTCTACACCTTTTAATATAAACTTTTCAGTCTGAAACACTGTGATATCTTCTAGTGTAAGAGACGCTACAGGTGTAGTAGCTAATGACTTTGCAAACGGATTGCGAAGCATTTCATATAACTTATCTTGCTCCACTACTCTTGCGGGCACCTTCTTTAGGACCGTACTATCGCAATGAGAGGGAGTCAATCTAACGCGTAAATTGATTAAGTAGAGATAATCTATTGGTAAATCATAGCGCTGATATTCTACCGAGGAACTACCAACGTTTGTATCTACAAAATCAATCTCGATGATGCTACGAACATCATCGAGACGCTTTTGGTTTAAAGAGAAGCCTAATCTTTTCGGATCGGATGTTCTGAACACTCTATCTTTTATAAAGCGCTCTTGCATCTTGTTTAGGAAGAAATCAATCTCTTCCGGTAGAAAAGTATCGTAGACAAAGGACCCCACTTTCTGGAGCCCTTGATCTACAGCATAATGCATCTCTTGTACGGTCATTATTCAGCGTATTGTTGTACCCTAGCTTTTAGGGTGGTGAGAGTCGAACTATTCTTTTTATCCTTCAGGAACAGTATAGCTTCTTCCATGGTATCACCAAGCTTCTCATCACCTAACAACAGAGAGTTTCCTACTTTACGTATTACTTCTGCAGTAATACATTCTTCTATAAAGGATTGCAACTCTAGATTCTTACTTGTAACAATCTCGTAGAAATTGAGAGGATTCTCTTCTACCATTTGCTCCAAGAATAGTTCTTTAGTCTTAGCATCCATTTTACTTGGATTTTCTAAGTGTAGACGGATAACCATATCCATCTTCTTCTCGTTGTCAGTAAGCTTGATAAATTCTTTGTATGCTTTCTTTCTGTACTCTAGTTCGTTGAAATCTTCTTCAAGTTCTAGAGCTTCATCAAATACATAGTACTTAAAGCTACGGTTTGTAGTTAAAGATCCTTCATCTCCTGCGACATGAGGATGATCAATTACAAACTTGTACTTAACATAATCCATCACGTTTAGAGGTTCACCACTCTCATCTATGCCAGCTTCTAGCTGTACACCTTCGAGAGGTACCTCAATAGTCATATTCCGAAAATAACGCTTAGCTTCTTTTCCAAATGCGGGGTCATTTGGGTCCACACCTAAAATGTATGGTAAAAACTTCTTTTGCTCTGGGAAGGTCAGACCTGTATAAATATCGCCAGTCTTAGTAAATACGCTGCCTATGCGACGCTTACTCTCTGCGTATACGTGATCAGGAAGGTTAGTAGTATTTTCTCTACGCTTAATTGTAATTATTCTAGATGCCATCTTCTGGGGGTTTACTATATTAAATTGGAGTTTCAGGGGAGCGCCTAAGCAAACTCCCCCTCAAACCCCTAATCATTATGAACGCACACACTCTAAGTGTAAACAGTTCGTAGCACGACGGATGCTGATACCTGACTCTTTCATGAAGTGTACAGATGCACCATCTACGTCATTCGCACGAAGCGCGTTACCTTGGAATCCTGGAGGCACAGAAGCACCTGCAACAGCCCAACGAACAAGCTCACGTCCCTTACGGGTTACCATAGCAACGTTTTGCTCACCATCGTAAGTGCTCATATCCAAGAAGATCATACGGTATGATTCTAATGGAAGACCAGTTACTGGGTGTTTGTCAGAGTTCAACGCACGAGCACCGTGGTCAAACAAAGGCAAGTGACGTACAGTAATTACGTGACCATCGATGTGCTTGTAGCTAGTGAAGAATCCACCTAACTGCAAGTTAGCACCAGAGCCTGTGATGAAGCTCGAAGGATCAGTGTTCTTGATGTAAGAACCACTAGAAATTTCGTCTTTCATAGCTTTGTCAAACTCTTCTAGACCACCCAAACCAGTGAACAATACGATGTTCATTTGAGCAGCGTCAGAAGCGCCGTAGAGAGCGTCACGAACAACGTTCTTCAACTTAGTAGCAGTCAACTCAGAGTAAGTATCTACGTTAGGAATCTGCTCGATAACACCAGAACCCAATGGAATTGGTTTGCCGTTGTCATCTTTCAAGTGAATAACACCATCAGTGTCGCGGTTGTACTTAGAGTACCAAAGAGCGTATTCAGCTTCTTCTTTCCAGCGTAGCATGTGCTGGTACTCTTCAAAATCGTACCACAACTTAGTTGTGCGACCACCTACAGTCAACTCTACGTTAACTACACGGTCAGGCATGTTACCTTCGTAACGGTATGACTTACGAATCAAAGAGATCTGGTTGCGCATTTTAGAAGGCGCTACCCAGTTGCTCTCGTTACCACGAGATCCAGAGAATGCAGTAGGTGCAAACAACTGTACGAATTGCTTACCTGCAACATCTGCAGTAGAAACTGCTTCAGTAGAATCAGATGTAACCAATTGTAAAGTGTACTGCCATCCACCTGCAGTTTCGATTGGATCTTCCATTACACGCATTTGAACACCCGATGGGTTTTCAATGATGTACTGCTTAACGAACCAACGCTCTGCGAAAGTTACCTTGAAACGAGAGTGAGAAACACCAGTACCTGCATCTAGAGATACTGCTACAACGCTCTTGTTCAAGCGACCCATTACTGGGTAATCGTACTCAATGTCATTGATGTACTTAACATTGTTCAATCCTTCAGTTAAGAAAGATAAAGGGAAACGCTTGTCTTCCTGACCCGCTAGGTGAGTCAATACGGGAGACAGTTTATCAGGCTCAGTCAACAAAGCGTTTGCCAACGAGTTCTCGTCGGTCATACCCTCTGCATTGAAAGTGTCCTGATACAGGCGTAATTTTTTCAAATTATCAGCTGCCATGATCTAAGTATTAAAAATTAAGTTATTAAAGTAAATCTTTTAGGTCCGGTAGTTTTTGTGCTTTCGTGTAACCCGGCTTGCTGTTCTTCATTCTGCTATTACTAGATGTTCCTTTTGATAGTTTACTACGCAAGGAACGTGCCTGTTGTGTTGTATTGTTATTCGCAATTAGCTTAGATAAATCAAAGCCTTTGTATACGATGTATTCAAGTGCAAGTAATGTCTCTTGATCTAGATTAGCGCGGTCTACTGCTCTTTGTGAGTTACCTTGCTGATCAATAGGATTTGCCATCCAACTGAAGAAACGTTTCTTATCTCTCTCTGGTACTGTAAGACCTTTAAGAGAACCTTGTTGAACAAGACCATTGATCTCTGTCCACATTCTTTCGTTCTCTTGTGCCTGTGCTTGTGCTTGTTGCTGTTGACGCTCAATAAGAGTTTTCTTTTCTTGAGCTTGAGCTGTCTGTAAACGAGTCAACGCTTTTTTAGCGTGACGCTCTAGGATTCCTGCATCTTCATAGTCTTCCAAAGTTTCTTTAATCTCTGATTGATCAAAACCTTGTCCTTCTAAGTATGCTCCTACAATTTGTTTCTGAGTAACTACGTCGCCATCTGTAACTTCCATGGCACTAAAATCGCGCTCTGGGGATGCAGTTTGGAAGTACTGTTTAGGATCTCCTCCGTTTGCTCTGTAGTTAAGATACTCCTGTACATCTGGAAAAGCAGTAAATACATTCTGCATTTGCTCCTGTGCCATCTTATCTGCTGTAGCTTTAGTAAAGTCTAACAAGCCATCAATGCTTTCGTCAAACTCTCCGTCTAGCTCATAACCAAGTTTTGCTTGTAGCTCATTGATTATAGACTCTTCTTCTTCTGTAGATTCTGTTGACGCTGTGCTTGCTGTAGGTTCGTCTGCCTCTGTTTCCGCTTGAGTATCCTCTTGCGGCTCCTCTTCAGGTTGTTCTTCCTCTTGAGGTTCGTCTTGTGTTTCTTCTACTGCTTCAGTAGTTTCTTCCACTTGTGGTTCTGGTGTAGGACCGTTATCGTTAAAGATATCGCTTACACTGACCTTGCTTAAATCTAACTTTTCTGCGCTCATTGCTGTAAAATTAAGTAATTATAAGGGGTTAATACATTCTATTAAAAAGCCTTTTAATATAAACTTTTTATATGTTTTAGTCTTTTTTGTTTACTTTCTTCTCCTCAATATCAAGCTTTCTAGTTTGTAGACGCTCGTTTGATTCGATACGTTGTTTTTCCATTTCAACACGTTGGATGTCCATGTAATCTGGAATACCATTGTTATTTAAATCTTGATCAGCCTGTCTACCTGCTATTTTCATAGCTTCGACATCTAACTTGTTTTGTCTATCGGCTTGGTTCTCGGCAGCTTCAAATTGTTTTTCAGCAAGTTTGGCTTGTTCTTGCATTTGCATTTGCTGCATTTGCATTTCTTGTTGAGCTTGTTGTTGCTGCTGCTCAAGTTGCTGCTGCTTAGCTTCTGCCTCTTTAACGAGGCGTTTAATGTTAGAGAAATTATCAGTGTCGAGAATCTCAGCGACTGTAGACGGTTGGGAACCATTTTGGGCAAAGGATAGTGCAAGTGACTTAAAGGTTTCAAGTTTAGTGTTTTCTTTGCTAGAATTCTTAGCAAACACCGCATATTCCGCCTCAGCGTACTCTTGACCCTCAATGTCTAACAGCTCATTGCGATAGTCTGATGTGATGTAAGATGACTTCTTACCACCTCTCCAAGCAAACTTAGAGCAGTCTAGAAGACCCTGCATTTCTTTTTCTTCGTATTTTTCAAACTTACGGAACAGTTCTTCCGTCATTACAGAGGACTGGAATACAGCACGCTCTGTAGCGCCAGAACCATCAGAAGCCATTACCTGTCCTTTACGTTGACGAGTAATACCCACTAAATCTTCCCACTCTTGCTTAATAGCTTGTAGTAGTTGGAACTGTGCGTTAATATATTGTGATAGCGACATATCAAGAACCTGGTATTGGTTAAATGATACACGCTCGTTGTTCTTGCCTTCTGCAGTAGAATCAATGAATGCAAAACCCATTGCATCTGCATAGTACATAAACTTTTCTTCATCCCAGCCGTGACGCTTAGGAATAGTATTCATTTCAATTAAGGCAATTTTGTCTTTGTTCTTTGCCATAGTAAGCTCCATACGATAATGGAACACATTGTAAAGAATCTGATAAGGCAGACCCATAGATACAATTGAAATGTTATCCGCATGACGGTTAGAATAAAGGCGACCATTGTAAGGAAGTTTACATAAGCTGAGGTTTGTCATTGATGGACGTTGTACCCCAAACGGTTGAATGTTTACAAAAATGCCGCTATCAATACGATAGCCTTCCCATACTTGGTTAACCCAAAACCACTGACACTTTTCTCCGGCATCACGATCAGGCTTATAAGTTTCATCAACTTCCATTTCTTGCATGAGACCAAACTCGTCAGTGTAGGTCAGAATACCTACTTTACGGAACGACTTCCAAGTAACATGAATTACTTCTACATAGCGATCAGTATCATCCTGCTCGTGTGTAGGGTTCAATGCAGCTCCAAGGTAACCTCCACCCTCTCTGCGTTGAGAAGGGCGCTCTAAGTCATCTATTTGAGTGGGAGTTAATACATCATAAAATGAATCTACAACTGCATTAGCAGTCATAATTTTACGACGTACAACCCAATCTCCGTCTTCAATGAATTCAGTGTCAGGAGATTTTTGATAGTCTATATCTAAAGGCGAAATAACTTCAAACTCTACTTCGTCCATACATACATCTTTGTAAGAGTATACATGCCCTGTAATAAGCCAGTCAAAGAAAGCCTTTTGGAATTTATCGTCTAGATCTAAGAAGTCACGCAAATAATTTATAGACTGCTGACCAATAATAGCTCTAGAGTCTTTATAATTTGAGTGAATAAACTCTTCTACCTCTGCAGGTGTAGGAGTTTCTTGAGACTCCATGCCTGTATCTACACCTTGAGCATTCAGTTCATTAATAAACATTTGCTGCAAAGATTGCAACACTTGCTTATGAATTTCTTCTGCCTTACGAGAGTGTGTGTCAGCATTACGTACAACTACTTGATAGTTAGAAGGACGCTTAGCTTTCTCTCCCATTAGGAGATCTACTACAGGCTTAATGATATTATAGTTACGAAGCTTTGCAGGGAAGTTTCTTTTCTTCCATGCTTCAGAGTTATACGGATTAGTAACATAATTGTACTTGCTCTCGTCCAACTCACCGTTGTAAATTTCATACAAATCTACCATACCAGACTTGTCTGAAGAGGAAAACGAGGACTCCGCAATGTAAGCTTGTACACACTTCTCACCCCATTCCTGGGTCTTCTGTGAAGTAGGTAGTTTTTGTTTCGGAATTAACGGCATCAGTTAAAGGTTTACGTAAACAATTCACGATTAAAAAATGATTCACTGCCGGAGCTGCTTTCTTCTTCTGCTCTTTCAACCGTTCTGTTGAACATAGCAATAAGATTAAACATACCAACTAGTAGTGCTGAAACCCTATCGAAGTTGCCTTTTCGGTTATACTTAATAAGTTCGTCTAGTAATGCTAAGTCGTAAATATAATGCAAATTTAGCTTTTTTTCACCAGACTCCGAAACTCCACGGGGAGTTCTAAGCCAATCTCGTAAGTATATCTCTGCCTGACCCTTACGTTCTTTGGAACCCATTGAAGTCCCATATGTACGTCCAAGCTTGCGTATACTGACTCCATCGCTTTTACTAAATATTTCTGGTTCAGGCAACAACCACTTTATTTTTTTTGTTCTTTTAGCATAAGGCACTACTTCACCTCGGTCATTTTCAAAACCAATACGTGCGTTGTAATACTCTGCTAGTAAAAACAAATTATAGTTGTACTCATCCTGCGTTTGAGGTCTTCCAACATATGTTGCTACAATCATGTCATCCGGCTTTGATATAGGGTTAACACGTTTGATAACATAAGCAGACCCAAGAGATTTACCACTACCTCCATCTTGTGCATAGGGGTCATGCGCAATAATATACAAGCTATCAGGAATTTCTCCTGAAGCATCTCTATAGGGAGTTTGATACATTACAATACATCCCTCTACATTAGATCCTTTGTCGTGCGGAAACTTAATTACGGGTATTGCATTTTCGTTAGGCTTGAACTTAACACCTGAAGGCGTCTCATGCATATATCCGTTTACACCGATGTTTTTAAAAACCCCAGTACGCATAATATTGTTACGGTGCTCAGCCAAAGAAGCAGTAGGAA